GTAACAACTGGTGGGATGGCTATCAGAACGAACCGGTTGTTTTAATTGATGATGTTGACAAGTATGATGTTGCTCTTGGAGGTAAGCTGAAGCATTGGGCCGACTTTGCGCCCTTTATCGGCGAGATGAAAGGGGCTAGTCGGAGGGTCAGACCTTCAATTGTCATCGTTACTAGCCAGTATCGTATTGAAGATATCTGGCAGGATGAAGAAACTCGTGAGGCTCTCAAGAGGAGATTTAAGGTAATTGAAAAATTGTATGGACAAGATATTATTTTTTAAGAAATACATGGCTTTATTAACAACAACGTTTCCTTTTAGCACAGCGCAGCGTAGGCCGGTAGGCCGTTACGAGCCGGAGGCGGATACGAAACACGATTTAGACCTGCTGCTCAATCTCACCATCATCCTCTCTTGTTTCCACAGGTAAGATAGAAGCTATTGAATTACCAGTTAGTTGATACTTTTGAATAATCATTCTTGGGAAATGTTGAACTAAGCGATAACTAGTAGTCATCACTCTATTCCATATAGTATTGACAGGCATAAGCACTGTTTGTCCATCCATTCCGGGGTTTCTTGATACACCTGGCTGTCCATAAGCTACCCACATAAAGTAAGTTGTTAAACCTTTTACAAAGGTAGCGTTTGTATATTCCTCCATTTCGACCATTTTATTAGGAGTGTAACTAAATGTATAGTTTAGTTTTCCTCCTGGTCCTACTGTATATTTTTTCGTTTCGATAATATTCCAGTTTAGTTTGAACAATTTGCTCTCATTTGGATGAGCGCCTACTCTCTGGGCATCGACTGCAGCAGCTCCTGCTAATCCAGAGGTTTGATCGAGGCCTGTATTCCAATCGTTATAAGGATGTTGTGCTGTAGTAGCTGTTCTCTTAGACTGGATCACATAACATGTCAAATTGACAGATCCAGGACTCATATTTGTTCCTTGAAGTTCAATTCTACAATTTGTGAACATCCATTTATAACTATGGGTTGTTCCCGTGATTGGATTTACATTCTTTAATGGATGAGATGCCGGTAGATTTTCGTAGAAGTGTTGGAGATGTAATTGAGTTGTTGCGCTCTCGTACATTGTCGCCAAGTAGAAGACTTTCTGAGAATTGGCTGGATCTGCCGGTTGATGTTTTAAATTGTCCATAAATATCTGCTCGTTGTAAATCACAGGAGCTCCGACATAGCTCGAATAACGGTTGAGCTTTGTTAGTTTGTGTTTTTTGAATCCGAAAGAGTGACTTGCACCGTCGATATATTGACGCTTCTTTCCGCGTTTTCGCCACTCCTTTTTCGAAGTCTTTTGCTTCTTCTTTTTGGGCTGGCCTTTCCATGCCTGCTTTACAGCCTTTGCTCCCTTGTAAGCATTGTAAGCAGCTTTTCCAAATCCTGCCATTGCTCCCCATGATCCTGGTCGTTTACGTTTATTTGCCATACAAAAAAGGGAACTATGCAAATATATTTGCGTCACGTCAATTACATTTGCAGGGGTCTATGCTATTATTACCATAGACCCTATGTGTAGTGTGAAGTACTACGTAACACGATAACACTAGTGGGAAAAACGTGACCACACGTGACCACACGTGACCTCTGCGGCAGGTTGTCTATATAAAGAGGGCATTTCCCTCTTAGATATGTCTCTAGATGGATACCTCCACTCCCAGTCTGCTCCGTCGCCCTGCACTCCGCCGGCTGGTTCCCCTGCTCAGTCGTCGTCGAGTCGACACCGGTCTTGGTGCTTCACCAAGAACAATTATGCTCTATCCGACTGTGATAGCATCGCTAGTATTTCCTGCAAATATATCTGCTATGGAAAAGAAGTTGCTCCAACAACAGGTACGCCTCACCTTCAAGGCTATGTTCACTTCGCCCAGGCCAAGTCTTTCGCTGCAGTGGCGAAGCTACTGCCTGGATGTCATCTACTGGTTGCCCGCGGTTCAGGAGCTCAGAATCGTACTTACTGTTCAAAAGGAGGAGAATTCTTTGAACTTGGTGATTGTCCCGGAGACAGCTCTGTCGGCGGCCGGATGGAATCTGCTCGCTGGGATCGTTGCTGGGAGCATGCAGTTCGCGGGGAAATCGACGAGATCGACACTGACCAACGTGTCCGATATTACACCACCCTCAAGAAGATCGGAGTTGATTACATGCCGGCTGTCAAACCTCTTGAACGCACATGTGGTATTTGGATCTTTGGCCTTTCTGGGTCGGGAAAGACTCGAAGTGCCCTTGCACGTTACCCTGCAGCCTATATTAAGCCTCGTAACAACTGGTGGGATGGCTATCAGAACGAACCGGTTGTTTTAATTGATGATGTTGACAAGTATGATGTTGCTCTTGGAGGTAAGCTGAAGCATTGGGCCGACTTTGCGCCCTTTATCGG